CAGATAAACGACATACGAAAGAGTTTAAAAAATGAGCAGACATCTTTATAATCCTTTTATGCCTAGTGTTCACTTTCGTGATCGAGCTGTGTTTGGTGGTAAGGGCGGAGGTACTCCTGAGCTACCAAAGTTTAAATCTTCTATGGCAGAACTTGCAGGTAAAGAGTTTGAAACAGAAGCTTTAATGAAAGCTGAAGAAGCTATTGTAGTAAAAGATAATAAAGCTATTGCTGAATATGTAAAAGCTTTAAATGCTGCAGTGTCAGCTGTTACTGGCGAAGGTCTAGATGCTATTGCTAAGGGTGGCTTACAGGTTCAGAGAGCACAAGCTGTTCCAAAACCAGGCGTAACATACAATGCAGATAAAATATCAACTGCACTTAATGCTAAAGTAACAGCTTTAAATACAACTATTAGAGAAGCTCAAGGCGAAGGTGGTGCTGATGCAGCTACAGATGTTCGTAAGTTAGTAAAAACTTCTTTATCTGATCCTCGTTCTTTAGCTAAAACAGCTGATGTTGCTACTATAGATGCTAACCTTGCAGGTAGTACAATAGCTACAGACACTGGTGCTATGACTGAGCCAGGAGCAATGATAGATCCTTCTACTATTGCGTCAACTGCTACTGCTGAAGCTCCTGCTCCAATTACTACAGCAACAGTAACACCCAATGCAAGTAGCACACCTGCAGTAGAAGCCGCTGTTGCAAATGCTGGTGCGGCTGTAGGCACAGTCTCTGCAGAAGGAGTTATGAATGCTGCTACTAAAGATCCTACAACCTCTGCTGTAACTGCTCTGTCTGCCGCTTCTGGTGCGGCTACTGCTATGAATAACCCTGTTCAACGAGAAATACAAGCAGGAGAACTTATTTCTGGTGTAGCTGATGCGGCTAAAGCAGCGGCGTTTACAGAACAAGTACAAGCAGCTAGTGCTACTCCTTCTGCTCAAGCTACTGTAAAGGGTCAACTAGATGGTCTAATGCAAGACTTTGATGGTGGTGCTACTCCTTCATGGGCAGCTGGTGCAATGCGTAATGCTACAGCACAGATGGCGGCTCGTGGTTTAGGTGCATCATCAATGGCTGGTCAAGCTATTGTACAAGCGGCAATGGAATCTGCTTTACCCATAGCTATGCAGGATGCTCAGACTGTTGCAGGTTTTGAAATGACTAACTTGTCAAACCGTCAACAACGTGCTATGCTATCAGCACAACAACGTGCGGCATTTATAGGACAAGAATTTGATCAAGGCTTCCAGTCTCGTGTAGCTAACTCAGCTAAGATTTCTGATATAGCTAATATGAATTTTACAGCTGAACAATCTGTTGCACTTGAGAACTCTCGTAGTGCTAACACAATGAACTTAGCTAACTTAAATAATAATCAAGCTATGGTAATGGGTCAAGCAGCTGCTCTTGCTAATCTAGACATGGCAAATTTAGCTAATCATCAACAAGCAGCAGTACAAAATGCACAAGCTTTCTTACAAATGGATATGCAGAATTTAAGTAACAATCAACAGACAGAAATGTTTAAGTCTCAATCTATTGTCCAAGCTTTATTTACAGATCAAGCCGCAGAGAATGCAGCTAAACAATTTAATTCAGCTTCAGAAAATCAAACTAAACAATTTATGGCTAACATGGCTAATCAAGTACAACAGTTTAACGCTACCCAAACAAATACCACTAGCCAATTTAATGCTGGTGCAGAGAATGCAGCAATGCAATTTAATGCTCAAGTTGAGAATCAACGGCGACAGTTTAACTCGCAGAATGCTTTGGTTATAGCACAAGCTAATGCACAGTGGAGACAAAATCTTTCTACTGTAAATGCGGCATCACAAAATCAAGCTAACATGCAACAAGCTCAAGCAGCTAATGCATTTACTCAAGGTACTCTTGATCAGATATGGCAACGTGAACGTGACTTAATGGACTATGCTTATAAAGGTTCTGAGACTGCTAAGGATCGTGCATTAGATATTATCCTCGCTGATAAGAAATATGAAGAGTATGCAAAAGCAAGAGATGATGCAGAGGAAACAAGTATGTGGTCAAGTATAATTAAAGTAGGTGCTCAGATCTACAGTAACTCAGGATAAAAAAAATGACAAATGCTTTACAATATAAATCTCTATTAACCACTGCTAGAGAAAATACAGAAATGCGCCTTCAAAAAAAAGGTCTTACAGGTAGGAAACGTTCTCGTTTTATAGATGAGGATGATGATACAAAGCTAGGTGGTATCGTACCTAGACGTGCCAGTCTTGAACAAGAATTAGGAGATGATTTTTTAACTGAAGCCTTTAATAAAATTACTGATGAGAATTCAGAACTATTAAAAAAGTTTGGGGTTAAAATTAATAATGAGCCTCCAGGTCCACCAGGAGATGCTGATAGTCGTTTTCTTATTACAGAGGAATTACCTACAGGTGAATCTGCAGGTATGGTTGAAGTTACAGACAACGAAAAAAATAAATCTACAGCACAAATTATAGCAAACTTTGAAAATAATAATCAATCCGAGTATAAAGCATACTGGGATGGTAAACGTTACGCAATTGGATTTGGTACAAGAGCTACAAGTGAAGACGAAGTTATCAGCTACGAAGAGGCTATGACAAGGTTAGAAAATTCTACAGCTCAAGCTAAAAAAGACGTAGTAGCTATGAAAAAACAACATGGTTACGAATGGAATGAAAATCAAATTGCAGCTCTTACTAGTTTTACTTACAACTTAGGTAAGGGTGGTTTAGTTAGTTTAACAGAAAATGGAACAAGAGGAGATGGAGAAATCTCTGAGATGATGTTAGAATATGATATGGCTGGTAAGAAGAAGCTCCCTGGTCTTACTAAAAGACGAGAGCTTGAATCTAATTTGTTTACCTCAGAATAAAGAAGGACAATAAGAATGTTTAGTGCACCAATACCTGGTCAGTCATTGACCTCAGAACCAAAGAACTCTCCTTGGGAAAATCCTCCTGAGATAGACAATCCTGAAGATGCTTTGTTGTTTCATATAAAACGTTTAAATACACCAGAAAAAACTAAAGCTACTTTAAACTTTCTTGAGTTGGGTATAGATGTAGTAACTTTAGTAGAAGGTCTACTTCGTGCAGCTGTGTCAGAAGGTCGGCACAGTATTGATGTTAGTCTTATAATAGCACCAATTATACATGAGCTTATTACAGGTAATGCTAAAGCTGCAGGAATAGAATTTGATGAGGGTCTTGATGATCCTAATGAAGTTAATCAAGAAGAAATTGACTACGCCATTCAAAATAAAAAATCTCAAAAGATTTTAGATGAATTTGATAATACAGGTAAAGTTAATTTATCTTCTATGGATGAAATGTCCGAGACTGTAGAAGAAACACCTGAAACTCTAGAAGAAGAATCAATGCAAAAAGAAAAACCAATGGGTCTTATGTCACGGAGGACTGTCTAATGGGTAAGTGGGGTGGAATAGAAAAAGGTTATGATGCAGTCATTCAAGCTAAGAAGGACGAGGAATCTTTGGGCTTTACTACACGTGCAGAAGAACGTGCAATTAAAGCTCAAGAGATGGATCAGAGTTTAACTCGAGCTAAGATTTTTGATTTACTTAATCTACCTGGTGCTTCAAGTGCTACCTCATCTGATACTGCAGCCAAAAATGCTAAAAATGTTCTTAGACTTAAAAATAGGATGAATGTAAATGATTTTAACTATAATGAAGATGATGTCAAAGAAATTAATTCTTGGACAAATCAAGTATCAGGGGATGGAGCTGCTGCTACTAATATAATAAAAACATTAGATTCTTTATCTAAAAATAGTGGGACAACACTAGGTCCTAGAGAAATTGTAGATATCTTTAATATTATAGATTACTCAGAAGGTAATTCTGAAATTGTAAATCAAGAGATTCAAGATATTATTGGCGGTAAGAAATTGACCCCAGAGTTAGTAGAACAATTAATAAGTTTAGGAAAAACAAGAACAAATACTGTAGTTACCTATGATTTTAATGCTGCCAATCAGAATATTAGAACTGTTGAACAAGACAAACAACAAGTACAATTAGTAAATGCTTTTGTAAATACAAACCTAATTACCTTAATAAAAAATGCTTCAGACAAATTAAAAAAAGAAGAAGCTCTTGTAGTAAAAGATAATAAAGTTATTTCTGAATATATAAATGCTTTAAATGATCTCATAAAAATCAGGGATGGCATGAGATCTTCTGACAGTTTTGTACGAGATGAAGCTAAACAACGAGCATATGGAATGGTAATGACACCTAAAACAGTACAAAACTTATTAAAAGATCCAGCATATAAAAACATTGATAAAAACCCAATGATTAGTATGTTTATACCCATTCGAGCTCCAGAAGCAAATGATATAAAATTTCTTAGGGCAAATCCTACAATTGAAAATATAGATGAATTTCGAGAAAAGTTTAAAATTGATCCAAGTGTATACCTAGAAAAATAATAGAAAGTTAAAAACGTGGAAGAAGAAAAAGAAAACATCTTTGATCAATTTGATCCCGTTGACCCTGTTAAAGCTATTCAACCTGTTAAAAGAGTACTAGAAAAAAAAGGAAACATCTTTGATCAATTCGATGATTCCGTTGAAGAAGTATTAGACGAGGTAGAGAACCCTTTAAATATTCCTGAACCTGGTACATATACTCAAAATGACATAGTAGAAAACGATGCCTTATTTAACCCTATACTGGATTTTGTTAATCTTCGTTATGGAACTCAGGCAACTGAAGGTAAGGATCGTGAGACTATTGTAGATAGATTTATGAACAGTAGGCGTGGAGTATCTAGTGGTAACAGTTACTATGGTGTAAAAGAATTAGATTTTCTTCGTGAAATTCGTAGTGATCAAAAAGCTAACGTTGTTACAGGTAAAGCTTACAAGATATATGAAGATCTTGCTTTTGTTTTTGGAAAAGAAACAACTGCCCGTGAAAAAATTGAAGGTGTAAAAGATTACGCAAGAAGTATTATAATTGATCCACTAAACTTAGTTGGTTTTGGAGTAGGTAAATTTGCAGCTGGCGGATCATTAAAGCTTGCTACAAACTTTGCAAAAAAAGAAGCTCTAAAAGCTATGGCTAAAGCAAGTGCTAAGGATGGTGCAACAAAGATAACCATACGTGAAGCTGGTGAAGTTGCTATGTCTAAAGCTTTAATTGAAATGGGTAAAGAGTCCACAAGTAAAACTGTGACTAAAGCAGCTACCTTACAAGCATTAAATGGACAAGGTTTAAAAAAACTTAAAACAGTTGGAGCTTTTCGTGAGCTAGCAGCTCAAGGAGGTTTTCAAGCTGTTGTTGGTGTTGGTATGGAGTACGGTTATCAGAGTGGTCTAGTTCAAACAAACATACAAGAAAAAATAAACAGGTACTCTTTAGGTCTAGTCTTTGTAGGATCTGCTATATTGAGTGGCGTACAAGTTCGTAGTATAGTAAAGAAAAATCCTGATATTGGATTGCCTTCTTTTACAGTAAAAACACCTGAAGCAAGTGAAGCAAATATTTTAGGTAAGTTTGCTGAAAGTCTTACTAAGTATGCTGATGATAAAACTGTGTTAATAAAAGGTTCTTGGGAAGAGGCAGTTGCTAAAGGACGTAAGTTAGAGGATATAGACTCAGAATTTTTTGTAGATATGCTTCTTGGTATAGGTGATAATGGACGAAATATAACACATCTTAAAGGTCTTTCTCAAATAGCTTACGAAGAAGGTTTAACTTATACTAAGAGGGCTAATACTGATAAGTATTCTAATTGGATTGTAGATCTTATTAAAGCTTCAGACCCACAAGAAATAAAAGCTTTTGGTAAAGCTTGGGAAAAAGTTACAGGTTCTAAAATAATAGACTTAGAAAATATGAGCATTGAAAATTTTGCAAATAAGTTTGCAGATAAAATGAATGCTGGTGCTAGGATTATGAATGCTGCAAGCCAAGGATCTAAGAAGAATGGTACAAGTATTGAAGATTATACAGTTAGACAATTTATAGATGATGCATTAGATCTAGGTTTAATGGGAGCTAAAAAAGAAGTTGATGGTAAAACTACATTCTTAAAACAAACAGTAGCCAAATCCTATGAGGGTACAGTAGCATTGCAAAATCGTGTTATTCGTACTATTGTTACACACCCTTCAACCAGTGCTCTTAATGCTACAGGCTGGGCTATGCTTAGTGGGTTAGGGTCTATTACAGATGTTGGAACTGCCCTACTTCATGGCGGTATAGGTTCTTTTAAAAAAGCTGCAGGTCTTCTAGATGCTGGGGAAAATCCTAAACGTGTAATGATTCAAATTTTAAAGGCTAATGCTAATAGAGTTAAATTAACTCTTAATCCTAATTTGACTTATGACTCTTATAAATCTTTACTTGAGTTACGTGGAGAGCAATTAAAAAAACTATCAAATGTTATAGCAGGTGGTGTTGAAGACACTAGTAAAATTCTTTCTGACTCATCCTTGTCTCCTGGTACACAACTAATAGGTGCAAAGGTAGACGATGTAATTGATTTTATGCAGGTAATATCTTTAACTAAAGGGGTTGATGCTATTACCAAGTCTCAAGAGATGATCTTTCAATTAGATAAAGGACTTAGAGTTGCTTTTAATAAATCCTTTGAAGAATTTTTTACCGATCCTAACGCTGCTAAAATGATAAACACTAAAAGCTATAGAGAACTGGAATCTCAAGCAGTCCAAACTACACTAGATAGAATATCTGCTAGGTCTTATAAAGGTCCAGATGTTACTGGTCAAATTGCAGGGTTCTTTGAAGATGTACGTAATATACCTGGATTAGGTTTACTTATGCCATTTGGACGTTTCTTTAATAGTACAGTAGATACTGTTGTACAAAACACACCCTTAGCTTTTCTTGCTAAACCTTTAGGTAAGTATAAAAATAAAACATATTCTGAATTAACTGTACGTAACATGTTAACAGTAGGTGCTGCTTATGCTATGGCTGAAACTGAGTACGAGAATAGAAAAAAAGGTTTGGCAATTGATCAAATAATTAACCCTGAGACAGGAGAAATACAAACTGTTCAATATAGTTATCCTTTATCTCACCTTAAGTATGGTGCACGAGTTTGGTCTTATATATTAAATGATGAAGAAGTACCTGCTGAAGTACTACAAAAAGTTGGTAAAGATATAGGTTTAAAATCTTTTACACGTAACTTTACCAGTACTTCTGACGACATAGTAAAAATATTTAACAGTGCTCTAGATCCTAGTGGTGATCAATTTATGCGTAGCCTAAAAAGAACGGGTTCTCTTATTGGATCTCAGGTAATCTCAGGTGTAACTCGTCCACTAGAACCACTTAACTTTGCTGTAAGTGTAGCTTCTGGATCTGATGGAGCTTTGAAAGATCGTAAACAAGGTAATGCTTTTGTAAATAAATCTACTAGGTATATTGATGAAATACTGGATGTATTGATTGGTAATACAGATGTAGCTCAGTCTCAACAAGCTTCATCAGGGCTTGCATTTGTACAGCTTAGTAAAGTAGTAGGTAGTAGACCAATACGTTTAACATCAACAGAACGTATTATGAATATGATGGGTTTAGAGCCTTACACTCTTAATGCCGCCAGTTCTATATCACGAAAAGCACCTGAAGCGGCTAATAAGTATAATGAATTTATGTTCTTATCTATTGAAGAAGGTTCAGCTAACCTTATAGAAATGGGATTTGCAGATTTTTCACCAGAAAAACAAAAACTAAGATGGAAGAAGTTAGTATCAGATAAAAAAGAAATTGCTAAAACAATGCTTTATATTGATTCTTCAGGTATAACTGATACTATAGACCTTAGCTATGAAGTCTCTAGTAAATATTCGTGGAAAAAAATAGACAAAGCTTTAAATGGTTTATCTAAAACAATGCCAGAAAAGTTAAAGTTTGAAGACTTAGATCGTGCTCAACTCTATGGCCTACTGTCTTGGTTAGAGACAGCAGATACAAGAGCTTTACTAGATTAAACTAGTCTTCTTCATCTTCTAATAAATGATCTGCCCAGTTGTAAGCTTCACGTTTAATCTCTTCAACCCTACCTCCACCTTTACCACACGCAAGTAATCCAGAAAGGGCTTGTCCTGCTAGATACATGCGGCTGGTTAGAGGTTTTTCTTTGGGACGTTTTTGTTTCGTAAAAGCCTTAGCCTCTTCTGCGAGAGGAGGTAAGTTGTTCTGCTTTGCTTTTGTTGGTCTGCCCATGAGATGCCCTTATTTATGTTTCTCTGCTAGTGCTTCATTCATTCTCTTTATATACCACTCAGCTTTCTTCATATCTTCTACAGGATTTTGTTTGTATCGGTAGCGGTGTTGATATTTAATCATGTTACCATGACAGTAGGCAATGAATCCATCTAGTCCAAGCACTTGCTTGATGTAGTCGATACACTCAATACCTTCTTGATTATAATGTGAGGGACGTTCTACTGAGTCATATTTTTTACTAACGCCTGATACGACATCAGATTGATTAAAAACTTCTCGAACATCATACACACGAGATGACTTCCACTTAGCCATTATGTTTCAACCAACTCTGCTGAGGTATAAGGTATGTGAAAAAATAGTTCACCCTTCTGAATATACCTACCCTTAGCTTCTGCTAAACTTTCCTTAGTTAGTAGTGTGTCTTTGATACGCCATACTTGCTTCATGTCTTCACGAAATACATAGAAGTTTAAGACTCCATTAGTACCATCATACTTATCCAGTAAGCGTTGCTTGCGCTCAGGAATACGGATCTCAGACCAATGTGCAGGCCAATCTCCATCCCAGGCTACTTTGACTTCAGCTTCATTGAAATATGTGTATCCATCCTTCTGAGAAACGACATCAACAAAATAATTCTCTTCGGTATTAACAATAGTATGTCCTTTATCTTTTAAAAGTTTTACTAGTGTGTCCTTAGCTTTTTTATCGTAAGCTTGGTATAATGCTCGGCTAAAATTCTTTCGTACTGGTTTCATCAAAATATTCCTTTAGTTCTGTATAGCCACCTAGATGGTCGCCGTTAGGTTTAAATATTTGTGGTACTGTAGTGTACCCTGCATTACGCATGAAAGTCAACAGCCACTTACTGCTTCTTGACTCTATGTTGTATGTAGTTACCTGACTTCCAGCAACCCCCCGCAGCAAAGCTAGCGAGGAGTCACAGAAGTTACATTGGTTTCTAGTTATCACTACCCACATCTACTCTGTTTCTCCTAAGATAGACTTAAACACATAATCTAAGTTTGTCCCTGTAGCACCACAGTATAAAAGTAGTTTCAGCCCTAACTCTTGGGCTAATACTATTGTTTTATTATCTAGTTCAAAGGTACAAGTAGCACTACCATCTTGATGTTCAGTCAGTTCTGTAACTTTCATTGTACCTACCTCACTCATTATACTAAATCAACAATCTCACAGCTATCCCCAGAACATGCTAATGTCTGGCTACCTGCTGTGTTATCTTCTTGTTCATAGTCAGATAACTTATCCCAATCAATACTATCAGGCATCTGATCTAGAAGTATATGATAGTCTGTAGCTAGGCACTCTTGATAGGGTGCTTGTTGATACGTGTGCTCATTGTAAGGTAGGAATGATACGCCTGACATCTCATCAAAATGTTTGTAAACAAATGCCCCTACTTCAAACCATTCATCATTCTTAACGTTAATAGTTACTGATGGCTTATGTTCACACCAGCTACGTTGATAAGCTAACCACATCTCTAGTTGTTCAACGGCAGACATGTCAGCAGTAACTATTGCACCCTCTGGTGCTTTCATAGGAAAGCTAAACACTGTAGTCTGATCAGGCTTCATTACGTCAGGCTCATTAGGGATGCCTTGATCACTCATGAATTGAGTTAGCGGGTCTTTGTTGTCTCCACGTACAGTCCGAATATAATAGGCTGAGTGACGAGCATGTATACCGCTAGCAGAGTCAACCAACTGGGATACAGTACCGCTGGGTTTAACGCAGCTGATAGCAGTAGCAGCAGGGATGCCAAGGCGTTTAGCCCACTTAGCGTTAGTAGTAACAGCGATCTGTTTGAGGTGTTCAAGAGTAGTCTCCAATCCTTCGTTAGATGTTGTCATCAAAGGGTTGTCCATAATACCTGTCATAGACACACCAAGTAAGCGTTCCTCTTCTGTATTATCCTTCCATATCTTACGTAGATACGGGAACTTAGTGAAGGATGATTGTATTGTACCTAATATAGTAGCGATGCGTACTTTGTTTTCTAAGCTTTCAATTGTATCAGTTGCACGTACTACACACTCCGTTAAATTACAGAATTGGTTTGGGCGTAAAATTATCTCGCTGCAAGGATTTGTCCCGAACTCATAGTTAGGATCACGTCTGCCATTCTTAGCGGCTTGTACCTTAGATGCTTGGCGATTGAATACACCACGTTCACCTGAGCCTGACTCAACCAGTGCTGTCCACTCACGCATGAAAGACAAGCTGTCAGGCTTCTCAGTGTACGACACAGAGTTATTAGCTAAGGCACGTTGAGGGTTGTTTTCCCACCATGAGCCAGACTTAGCATGACGCATACGATCATCAGACAGGTTTGATAAACTAATCATTGCTGAACGTCTAACGCCACCTACAACAACTACTTCACCAATCTTACACATGATGTCGTGACATTCAAGTGATGATAACTTACGTCCCTTAGCACCAAGGAATACTTGACTGACAAAGTTAAACAGATCAATCAATGGTGCTGGTCCTGATGCTCTGCCGCCAAAGGTCTTAAGTTTAGCACCAGCTGGACGTACTCGTGACACATCCCACTTAGGGATCTCTCCACTGTACAATAGTGCGATCATTTGACGTAAGGCTTTAGCCCAACCTTCTTTACTATCCTTAACTACAATAGTTGTATCGCTGTAATAGATAAGATCAGGTACATCAGGTAGTTTTTTTATTGACTGACGTTCAACTGAGAAGCCTACACCAGTACCACATAATAGAATAAACATAGCTTCATCGAAGGCTACTGGTGTATCTACTGCAAGGTATGAACAATTATAACCTGCTGTATTGTCTCGATCTAAAGCAGGACCAGCTGTCATCAATGCTCGCATAGAAGGCATCACTTCTAGATTAAGTATAGCTTCTTCTATTTGTGCCAGGTCAACCTTTGATAAACCCTTTGGCTTAACTAGGTTATCCATGTATCTTGATACTGTTTCAGTCCAAGATTCCCTTCGGCCTTCATTGTCAAGCCAACGTGCATAACGTGACTTATGTATGAAGGATTGATAGTCGGTAGGCAGTAAGTTATTCATCGGTTATCTCCTGAACCTTTAATTGCATCTCGTTCTTGTCTGCTTGTTAGTTTTTCTATGTTGAGATTAGCTATTTCATTTAGGTTATAGCCAATATCACTAGCTATATTAGTAAGATACCAGAGCACATCACCTAACTCTTTAGCTACTTCGTGACGGTGAAACACACCATCTCTCACTTGTTTTTTAACCTTCTCTGCCACTTCCCCAGCCTCACCACATAGACCCAGTGTTGGATATAATACCTTGTGTGTTGCTGGGTATACCGCAAAGCTTACTGCTTTATTTTGATACTCTCTAAAAGATGTTATCACTATTTTTTCCTTCACTTGATATAATTACTTCTTATCTTTAATTTTTGGTTTTTCTAGTGTATCTTTAAGCTCAGTAGTTTTCATATTCTGAATTGCTTGTGCACACTGGATCATATGATTTAATAGAGCTATAGAATTTTTACCTGTATTTAAAACATTAATGATATCCTTCTGAGCCTCATTAAGATTATCTGTATCATATTCTTTATCGTCAATAGTTATTTTAGTCATGCTGTTTTACCTCACAGTCAGTTACATTAATATCATCTATATCATACAGACAATCTTCGATCATCTCACCTATTACAGAGAGATTATACTCACGATCAACCTCTAAAAAGTTTGCACTTGGGTCAACCTTTACGCTTAAATTTACTTCAAACTTCACGGTGAAAGCTCCTAGTTATATTGAAATGAATGCTATAGTCAAGCATCAGTTGCATCATCTACTATAACTAATGGATCTATATTGTCATAGAAATGTGCTGACCAGATGTAGGCATCGTCAAGGTCTTCAAAGTAGAAGTTAGTATCAAATACTTCACCATCTATCTCAGCCTTACAGATTAAAGTATAGTTAGAGTGATCAGGCCAGTCTTCACTGTTAGGGCAGTCATCCCTAGATGTTGGACCTGATATAATACCCCAAATTTTTACACTCATTTCTTCCAGTTCCTAAGTAGTTCCATGTAATGATCCATACTAATCATCACAATCCAGGGTTGTCTGTCAGCCCTAAAGAAAACAACTGGCTCACCCTTAGCATGTTTACTTGCCTGATCTATGTAACCATAGGCAGTCTTGAAGCCAGACTTCCGCCTCTTAACTTCAATAGTTATAGGCATAGTTTTCCTAGCAGCAGGAGATAACTGTATGTCCTCACCTCCGTCACCCATTGTGGTACTCTTTATGTCGTCAGGCTCAAACTCAGGGAATGTTTCTAGTAACTTATCCCTGACTTCTTGTTGACCGCCTCTACCCTTGGCCTTTGCTGATCTAGTCATATCTAGTTACAACCACGTTGGTTTCTGCATTAGGGTATAGTCACCCCAACCTGTACCAAAGTCTTCATCTTTTTCTGCTTTAGCAATAACAGCTAGAGTTTTATGTAACTGGACTGTAGCCCACTCCATAACTTCTGTACCCATTAAATGTAGGTGCGACAGAAAAGGTGATGCTTTTTCACAAGCAATGAATGCAAAATTCTCTACGTCATAACCTGCTAATTTACAGGTATAAACATAATGTGCTCCTTGTATAAAGTAACCATACTTTACGCACTCACTTTGAAAACCTTTGGGACTAGCATCCTGTGTAGTCTTTACATCGTATACAGTATTGTTAGCCTCAATCATTAAATCAGGTCTTGTTTTTAGTGTGAGCCCTGACAATGGATCTTTTACAAAAATACTAATTTCATTTACTCTACCAGAGTGGTTTAAAGCCTTAGCGCATATAGGGTTATGTAATGCACCTCTAGTAATACAATTGGCTACGTTAAACTCTACCTCAGTAAGAAGGACTTGATCTTTAGTTAGATCTTCTTTCATAGCTTTGAAGGCAGCACTAGCTTTAGTCTTTGGTCCTTTGACAACTAAGTTTTTTTCTGGTTCTAATAAGTTTGCATGAACGGCATTGCCCATTGCAAATGCAGCTGATTGGGAAATCTTCTGTCCCTTCCAGTGAGCCAGTGATTTTTTATAGACTGCTTTTACAGCACTTGAAGATATACCAGGAACTGCATGGTACTCTTCGTTAGACATATTTTCTATTTTTTCCATTATAACTCCTAAAGAAAAGTGTGGGGTAGGCAGAAAGGAAAAGGAAACACCCACCCCACAGATTGTGCTTAGAACAGTATATCGTTCCCAGCTACAGGTTCAGCATCAGTTACAGGTGGAGGAGATACACCTTCGTCAGAGACATATTCAATATGCTCTATGACAGTAACTTTATCTAAACGTGTTCCAACAATGTGTGCAAGACGTGTATCGTATACAGACAGTACAACTTCTACAGTTGAACCATTACCGATAGTCCCATCCACATCATAATTCCAAGGTGTACCATCAGCTTTAAAAACTAGTGGTGCTCCAGTATTACGTGGTTGCCCACCACCAAACTTACGTATGAACCGAACTTTATGTCCACGTCCCTCTGCGTCAGGCTTACCCTTTTTAATAGAACGGGATGCCTTTAGCTTCTCAAGGTTCTCTTCGTCCATAATTAGATCAATTGTACATGCTCCGTCATGCTCTGCATACATATTCTCGTATCCAGTCATGTCTCTATTAGCTTCAAAGACTTTCGCCCACTCACCAATACCAGTTAATTTTACTACACGTGTTGCCATAATAGGCCTCCATTTTTTGTTTAATGTATTTCACTGTACGTGTTACCGTACTGTACGTCAATACCAAGGTCAACATTTAATTTAAGTTCTTGGTTAACTTTATCAATCGCCCACATTAAGATTGTAGTATGTTCTTGTTCCATACCTATCTTAACCTGATTGATTGTTTCGTCATGAAACTGCCCAAGAATATTGGGACGCTTCGTTCTATAGTATGCAACCCACTTGTCAAAGCAGTAAGCACCTGTTGATTGGTTGATAGTAGAGAAGACATCCTTCTCGTATCTGAGACTGTGCCAGAACTTACTGACTGGGTTCTGTACCCACATCTCACCATTGATAGTTCTTATCTTCTGTGCCTCAGAGAAAGCTTTTACTGCCCAATTACGTTCCCAATAAGCCTTAAGTAGTTTAGCTGACTGAGGTATTGTCATCCCTGTAGTACGTGATAACTTAGCTGCACCAACACCATAGGTAGCAGAATAGTTTACTACCTTGTAGTTCTTACGTAAAGACTTGAGAGAGATCTTACCTAAGTTATGATCATCTATCTGTCTTTGAGTAACAGCACCAGCGTGTTTGGCAAGGTCAAGGTGAGGATCAAACCCTTTCTTAGCCATCTCCTCTACATAGTCTGGATCGTAAGGCTTCATGTAGTGACGTTTAGTTGTGTCCTCAAGAGATGTCATATCAGACCCACAAAGGTATGTACCTTCATCTGCTATCAGACAACCCCTAACTTCCTTACCCCAAGGCTTATCAACTCCTGGCAAGTTAACCAAAGGCTTCTTGTGCTTGAAGCGTAGTGTGTTAGTCAAGCCAGCTATCTGTGCCTTAACATATCCATTACGTTCACACTCAATGAAACCATTAAAGATAGCTAATCTGTGTTGTATAACAGTAAGACCATCAAGTATACCTACTACATTATTATTACGCACAAGTAGCTTAACTGAGTCAGTAAGCTCACCATCCTTACGTACTTGAGGTACAGGTCTTTCACTGCCGTCATCCTCTTTAACATAATTATGTGTGCATGGATTCCAACCCAACGAATATAACCAGTCTTTAACTTGCTCTGGTGAGTTAGGATTAGGTTCTTTCCAAGACTTGTGAACACTAATCTCACCATCATAGTGAGGTGGTAAGTTATTAGTTTTTAACAACTCAAACCATTTAGTACCAAGAGCTGATGCACTTCCATCTTCCTTGAAACACTTTTTAGGTTTACGCTTAGTAGTCTTCTTCTCAACTCTAGGCATAACAGTCTTTAGTTCTTCAACCTTAGTCTCTTGCTGATTAACAAGTGTATCTCTACTAGACTGAGCTAGTGTCTTATTAAGACGCCAGCCTGTATTCTCTGCAGCCACAGCACAATCCATCTTGAATTGTAAGTATCTGAAGAACTTGTCTAGTAGCACATCATCTTTATAGATAAGTTTAAAACGTCTAAGCAAGTTCTGCCACAACATCCAGTTGATCTTAACATCTTCTTCACAACGATGTTTATATACCTCTATAGATTGCTCTGACCAATCAGTTACAACAGGTTTAGGTATACCAAACTCTTCGCCGAAGCTATCAAGTCCATGCTTAGACCTGCTGTGATTAAGAACCCAAGACATTGGTAGTGTATCAAACAGTCTTGCATTGATCTGTATACCTAGCAACTTCTCTAAGAGAGGCTTGTCATAACCAACAATGTTATGTCCAATCAATCCCTGTTGAGTTGATAAGAGTTTACGCATCTCATCGTAGTTAACTAAGGTTACAGGTTTAGAACCATCAGCAGTATAAGATAGACAATGTATTTTAGTAGCATCTTCCAAAAGGTTATCAGCTTCTACATCGAATACTATCATGCCGCAATTTCTCTCCCTACATAAGGTGTTTCTTCTGTTAAGATGGTAGTCTCTGGATCATAGTATACCGAACCAGCGTTACCTAACTTAGCGAATGGTCTGTTCTTGTCTACAATAAAGTTTGTTGTGTTCTGTAGTACCTCATCCTCAGTCTCTACATCACGTTCAATCTTAATGCAAATGATAGCCTCTTCTTCAAGTGATGCCGCATACTTTGTACGTCCATCATCATTTACCTGAGATATAAAGATTACACCTATATTGAGTTCCTTTGCTAACTGTGCGGCTCGTGAACCTAAAGTAGTCAGTGTGCTAGTAGCACCATCAACACCAGAGCTAGATAAGTAAGCAAGACGTTGAACGTGATCAATGAAGATGAACCCAGCACCATACACAGTAGCCGCAAGACGAATATAATCTAATAGCTTAAGAGGATCATCGTGTGACATCATCTCAAAGATAATGGTACGTTCACCCTTAGTCATAGACTTAGCGGCCTCAATGACAGTTTCCTCAGACACACCATTTTCTCTGGCATCATCCTTTGTTCTAACATTAATACCTAACTCATAGGTAGCCATTGAACGATAGGTAGTTGACTTCATCTCTTCCATGTGAAGTAAAGCAATACGGCTATCCTCATCACGTAGTAAGCCTGTCTCAAAGTAACGTATAACTTCTGTCTTACCTGTACCACGTGGTGCTTTGATGAATGTTATACCACCCTTAACCATACCCCTGATCTTTTCATCCAGTCCAGTGTGACCAGTAGGTATATATTCGTAAGGATTCTCGTTACGTATTGCATCTTCAACATCCTGGTCTGAACAAAAGAAGTTCTCTGGTGAATAACGTTGAGGCTTACGTGCAGCCCACATTAGATCATTACCATCACCAGCCTGTAGGAAGTCATTAGCATCCTTGTACTTAGACATTGGTACATACCAAAACTTATCAGGGAAAGCTGAATATAATTTATCTGCTGCCCTACGTCCTGCATCATCAAGCTCACCTGAGTAGATGATCTCTTTGAATGATGATAGGTATGTGTGATTGTGTTTAATAAACTTCTCACCAATAGATGCACTAGGCAATGACTTTACTGGAAATGTCTTACCTAGTATTTGATATAGGGATGCGGCATCAAACTCACCCTCGGTTAGATAGATACGTTGACTTGTACCTGCATTGAACTCTGGGCCAAACAGATGGTTCATACCCATGCCACGATCTTTAGTCCAAGACTTAGACTTATCATCTACTAACCTGTACTTTACTGTATGTGGGTACTTGTAAGCATAACGTACAGCTTCTCCCTTGTCTCCTGTTTGTAACTGAATACCATACAATTCACAGACATCAGCATCAATTGATCTGATCCCTTTGTAAGTACCGCCAGTTATTGGTATATTCATAGGGTTTCTCCTTTCCTTAAGTGGGTACTCCTGCTTAACCCACTCATATGTTTCTGATCTATCCTTGGAAGGATAAGACCTACTACAAGAATGACACTGACCAAAGCCACCATCATTCCAATTAAATGCATCGCTTGATCCACACTCAGTGTATGGACATGCTAGATGTGGATTATCACCTTCCAAGAACTATATCTCTGAATATCTCATAGATTAGATAGAGTGCAACAAATGGCCATATAACAGCCAACTTTACTGTACCTCTTTCATTGTCGTCAATAGACTCAAACAAACCTATAACAAGAACTATACCTAATAGATATAGAATGATTGGTGGATAGAACATTAAGTCCATGTAAGGTCTCCTGATAAAACATACCTTACATAACGTTGACCTGTTACAGGGTGTTTCCTTTTTACACTTTCTATATTCCAACCTTCATCACGCAACTCTTGTATACGTTTTGTTAGACTACTAATACTATATTCAATCATAGCCTCACGTACTGTAATACCTTTGGTTGTTTTTAAATGTTTGATGATTTTTTTGTGCTGTGAATCTTTCATAGCTTTTCCTTTCCTACTAACTCCAATTTAAATAGACCTTCAGTCTGCTTCATAGAACCCCATAAGTCAAGTAATTGTTTGTATGACATTTCAATTAGTTGAAATTCATCTAGGGTATCTACGTATTGCCTTAAGTAAACTATACCATCATCTTCAAGGTACATCTCTACATCATTGTGTCTATTCTGTTCATCCATAGTTGTGACGACAGAATAGTCTGATTCAAATTCTACTGTGAACATCTTGTTGTTTATTCCTTTTCTAAGTCTATATCAGTAACATTAAAGTCACTATAATCTAGTATATCAACGCAACTATAGTTTCTCACAATCTGGCTCGCCTCTTCCGGTGTATCTGCCTCAATAGTAAAAGAGTTGTATATGACAACACCAACTTTATATGTGTTCATTTTGTTTTCTCCGTTGTTGTGTTATCGGATATTCTCCTACCTATCCAATTCATTACAGGTACAGCCATGCTGTTACCTAAAGCTTTGTACCTATGACCATTGGGACAGTCTATAGGTTCTTTGTTACGCCAAGGTATTTGAGTGTAAGTATCAGGAAAACCCTGTAGTCTCTCACATTCAATAGGTGTCATACGTCTGACTGCATACTGTGGCCTAACGACTATAGGTTGATTGCCACCACCAGTACCATACTTAGCAGAGATAGTTGAGCAGACCTCTGGTAACTCCTTAATCCTACTATCTTGACCATGACACTCATAGACAACTGCATGTCGATCTGTTGCTGTTTGACAGGGCGATAAGTCAAAAAAGGGTTGTACTTGATTACCTCCATTTTCTGGCTTTCTACCAATCCAATTTCCAGGAAGGGCGTAGCTTGAATTAATAACTAAGTCTGTAGCATCCTTATAATCCCTAGATTTTATTGTGCTGGCAGAGTCGTCACAGGTATAGTCTCCAAATCCACGCATTCTTGCAGTGCCTCTTTCAACTTTGATGGCAGTATCTTGTTCCTTCTCTCGGCTCGGCGGAGGATTCCCAGACAAGCTCTCGGTGTCAAATAGTACACTTGCGGCACGTCTCCAGTCTCCAAGGTATCCAACAAGGAAGACACGGCGGCGTCTTTGTGCCACTCCGAAGTATTGAGCGTCAAGCACTCTGTAAGCGAACCCATACCCGATTTTCCCCAGCCCTGTGAGGAGGGTTGCAAAATCCCTTCCTCCGTTAGATGACAAGACTCCAGGGACATTCTCCCATACGAGCCACTTGGGTTTAAGTTGTTCAGCCATTGCAAGATAGGTGAGCATGAGATTTCCTCTGGGGTCATCAAGTCCTGTACGTAGTCCAGCGATACTGAAACTTTGGCAGGGTGTTCCTCCAACAAGAAGGTCAATTGTTTTTCCATCATTCCATTCCTTAAATTTTGTCATGTCTCCATAATTAGTTACTTTTGGGTAGTGGTGTTTCAGAACCTCACTTGGGAACTTATCAACTTCACTAAACCATTGAGCCTTCCAACCTAATGGTTTCCAAGCAACTGTTGCGGCTTCTATGCCACTACAAACGCTTCCGTATCTCATAATTTATTCTCCTTGTATCTATTAATCTTCATCATCCTCAAAATCATCTTCATCGTTACACCAACAACATGGCTCATCGTTTGGGTAGTCTCGACACCAACAACATATCTTATTTATTACATTACGCATCAATCATAGCACTTACAGTTAAATTTACCTATAGTATCTAGCGGAGGCATTAAATTTTTACGTTTACCAAGCATTGCTTCCCAAGACGCAGGGAATAGATCATACATCTTATCACTGATCTGATTGGCTACTACTCGTGATTCACATTGAGTATCAGGTGTACACCTAAGTTTACACATATCAGCAAAAGCATCGAGACTACCTGACCAATACCATTCAGTCATGGTAGACTGCGGCAGTACCATACGTGCTTGCTCTGGTGCTACTCCATTACGCACAAGAGTTTTGTATGTCTCAAGTAACCATTCAGATATTTCTATAACATGACCATCCATGTTTCCAGAACCAAGTATGGCAGTATTGTAAGGTGAGTCTACTATA